TATCGGGCGCGGCGGCCAATCTTGATACCGATTCCGCATCGGTCTGGAAACACAACAAGAACGAGGTGCGCGACCGCATCGGGCTTTATCGCTGGAACCGCCTTGAACTGTGCAACTTCTTTGGCGTGCCAGCGGGGCCTAGCCTCGGTTCACCCGGCGCAATGGTGGTCTAATGACCCCCGACCAGATCAACGCCAAGATTTACGCCGGGCGCGCGAAAGCGGCGGCGCGGCTGGGCTACCCGTTTAATTTGTTCCGCCCGCTGACGGCAAGCTCGCCGCTGGGCAATCTGGTCGCGACACTGCCTGCCTCATTCAACGCAGCCGACAACACATACCAGAAGCCCAACCTGTACGGCAAAGCGGTCTGGTTTACAGACCTTGACGGGCGACTGGTGCAAGTCGGTGATTATCTCGTAAACGCGGCCAAACCCGCCGAACGCTATTTCATAGCCGCCAGGCAATCGTTGCTGCCGATCGCGGTGGTGGAGTGCAACGCGACGTTAAGCATTTTCCGCCCGGCCAGCACCACCGGCCAGATCGGCATCGGCGCATACGGCGGCGAAAACATCGCAACCGATACGCAACTGGTCAACGCCTATCCGTGCTCGATCCTGCAAGGCTCAAAGGGCGATAAAAGCCTGATCAACTTGCCCGGCGATGTGCGGACGCCGTGGTGGGCGATCCTCTTGCCGCCAATCCCCGGTGTGGTGCAGTTGATGAACGATGACATAGCGTTCGACCAGTTCGGCAAGCGGTACAAGCTATCGTCGTGCGAACTGACCGATATGGGCTGGCGCACAACAGCGGTTGAGGCGCAAACCTGATGGCCGATTATTCCGACGTTCAAACCGCGCTGGTGTCGCTGATTGAGGCGGTTATTTATCCCAACGGTACAGGGCTGGCATCCGCCACCGGGCTGGCAACCATCACCTATGCGGGCTGGCCAAACGCGCAGCAACTCAACAACGATATGTCGGCCCTGAACGCCAACACAGGCGGTCGCGTCCATATCACTGTCTTTGCCACCAACATCGAACGCGACACCACCCGCTACTGGCCGCAGACGCCGATCACGCAACTACCCACCAATACGATGACGCTGGCCGTATCGGGAATAAGCGTGACCGTGGGCGGCACCGCAAAGACGCTTCAAAACCTCTTGGTCATCATCGGCGGCCAGGCTTATTCGTACCAGACCAACGGCACCGACACCCTCGCCACCAGCGCCACGGCCCTTGCCGCCTTGATTCCCGGCGCGACATCGGCGGGCGCGGTTATCACTTTGCCCGCAACGTCAAAGATCGGCGCGGCGCGGGTTGGCGGTTTGGGCACAATGCTGCAAATCTACGGATCGATGGAGCGGGTCTTTCAAGTGACGATCTGGGCTAACAACCCGGCAAATCGAACCGCGACGGCAACCGCCATTGACCAGGCGCTACGCCAGCAATCGCGGTTCACGCTTGCGGACGGCACCACCGCCTACATGAAATATCGCAACTCGCCGCAAGATGACATTGCCCAGCGCGACAACTTATATCGCCGTGACATCAATTACGCGGTGGAGTTTGACCTCTCGATCAGCAGCCAGGCCGCGCAGGTCCAGTCTATCGGCATCGGCGAAACGGTGCGCGATTATCGCGGAAATACAGCAGTAACCGTCCCAACCACGTTCGCATAAGGAAGCCCGGCTATGGCCATCAATCTCGTCGTTACCATGCCCTTCGGCGATTATGCCGTGGGCGACGCTATCGCAGACCCCGCAACGATCGAAGCGGTGCGCGCGGCCCATGCCCAGCATGTCGTTGCCGTATCCGTTCCCGATCCCGCGCCGCCCGCGCCCGCCAAGGATGCGAAAGGCGCCTAAGCCCTAGCAACCCACCACCCTTGAACAAACAGGGCGCCCCTTACCGGGCGCCCTTTTTTTGGAGTCGCACAAATGGTGCAGTATAACACGACCGCGAACCCGCTGGTCCCTGACGTCTATCTTAACAACCTGACCCCCGGCCAGATTATCCAGGGCGCGCCAACCAGCTTGGGCGCGGTTGTGGGGACCGCAACGTGGGGGCCGGTCAACTCGGCCACCGCTGTCAGCGCATCGCAATATCAGGCGTTGTTCGGCGTTCCGCAGAGCCGCTTGTATGATGCGGGCACGGCCATTGCGGCGGCGGGCCTTGCGGGCGGCAACAACTTCATGGTTGCGCGCGTTACGGACGGCACCGACACGGCGGCATCGTTCGCGACCTCGACCGCAAGCGCGGTCGTGACCACGCCCGGTTCCGGTTACGCGATTAGTGACATCGTGACTTTCGCCAACGGTGCGAAGATTTCGGTCCTGACCGTCACCACAGGCGGTATCACCACTTTCACGCAGCTTACCGGGCCGACCGCCAACACCGTCGGCGCCATCGCACAGGCCTCCACCACCGGCGCGGGTACGGCTGCCACGTTCACCTTCACCTATACCACGGCGATCACCGCAACCTCGAAATACACCGGCAGCGGCGCCAATGCCGACACCGTAACGATCAGCCCCGGAACAGCGGTGGGCACATGGAAGGTCACGCTTGGCCGTGCTGGCCTGAATCCCGAGGTGTTCGACAACATCGGCGCTGGCCTGTCTGGCCTGCCCCTGTGGACCGCCATCGTCAACGCCGTAAACAACGGCACAACGGCGCGCGGCGCATCGAACCTTATGGTGCTCACTGTCGGCACCTCGACCGCCGCGCCACTGCCCACCACCTACACGCTGGGCAACGGCGTAACCGGCTCGGCTGTCGGCACAGATGGTGTTGGCGCGATTACCGCGTCGGTTCTGACCGGCACCGACAACGCAATCGGCAACCGCACCGGCATCTACGCCATGCGCGGCATCGGCCCGCATGTCATGGTGGTGGCCAACGCGCCGACAACGATGTGGTCCACGATCGTTTCGTTTGCGCTGACCGAAGGCGGCTATGCGGTCGTATCGGGGCCGTCGGGCGATTATGCCAACCTGACCCTGATTGCGACACTGGCGGGCCTGGGTATCGACAGCACGGCAATCAAGGTGCTGTCGGGCGACTGGCTGCTTTACAACGATGCCGTCAACGGCCCGCGCTTCATCGAGCCATCGGGCTTTGCGATGGGCCGCTTGGTCAGCCTGGCGCCCCCGCAAGTCGGTGTGGGCAAGCCTATCAACGGTATCAGCGGTTCGCAATCGCAGTCGGCAAACCGTCCGTACAGCGCCGCACAGTTGGGCGCGATCTCGGCGGGACGCATCGACGTCATCACGCCAAGCGGGCCGGGTGGCAACTTCTGGCAGCTTCGCCTGGGCCGCAATGCCGCGTCGAATGGCGCGACCAACCTCGACAATTACAGCCGCATGGTGCCGTATCTTAGCAGTTCGATCGGCAACAACATCGGCGCATTTGTCGGTCGCCTGATCACGCCGCAGGAAACCAACGACTTGAACGCCGCGATCGACGGTTTTCTCGGCGGGCTGCAATCAACCGGCTGGATCGGCGTTGCGGTAAACCCCGGCGTCGTGCCGCCCAAACCGTACACAATCAGCTTCATTTCGACCGCCTCGCAGCTTGCGCAGGGCATCCAGATCGTAAACGTATCGGTTACGCTTTACGCCGCCGTGGTGGACCTGATCGTTAACCTGACTGCCGGTTCCACGGTTATTCAGGCCACTGCGAACGCCGCAACCGGCGCTCTGTAAACCCCCACAATTCCCGTTGCCACAAGGCCGCCCCTCATCCGGGCGGCCTTTTTTTATGGAGCAGGCCCATGCCCGCCTACAATATCGGTCGAGACGCAACGCTTTCGATCATCATCAATGGTGCGTCGTTCAACCCCACCGCGCTTGTCAAGATCACTTACAAGCAGATGGCGGACATGCTGGAAAGCCGCCCGCTCAACAGTCAGCCGGTGCGCGAAAAGGTGCCCAAAGGCTGGGAGGGCGAATTGACATTCGACCGCGCTTCGTCGGTGCTAGACGATTACTTCTCGAGCGAGGAAGCCCAATTTTGGGCTGGCGGCGGTCAGAACGACATTAAGCTCCTGTTGACCATCCTGACACCCAGCGGCGGGCAAGCGCAATATCGCTTCGACAACGTGGTCATGACGAACGATGACGGCGGCGAGTTCAGCGCCGAGGCCAAGATTGCGCAAAAGGTCAAGTTTCAAGCGGCCCAGCGCCCTAAGGTAGCCTGATATGGCGAAGGTCGAACTAAACGCGGGCGCGGTTGACCCCGCTGCGCCCGTTGCACGCCCGACTGAAGTGGTTGTGACCGATGCCCTTGGTCGCTCGATCAAGGTGCGCAAGCTGAAGCCCAGCGAACGCAGCCGCCTAAGTCTTGCGCTGGGCGATGCGGCAAAGGACCAGGTGTTTTTCGGCAACGCATTCCTTGCGGCTGCTGTGGCCGAACTGGACGGCGAACGGATTGCGCGCCCCGCAAGCAAGCTTGAAGCCGAAGTGCTGATGGACCGGCTTGATGATGAAGGGCTAGAGGCGGTCGGCAATGCCTATGTCGAACACTTCGCGGTCAAGCCCCTGACCGCCGAGGAAGTTGACGCGGCAAAAAACTAACCACGGATGCCGAATTTGTCGAGATTGTTTTGCTTGTCAAAGGCGGTGTCCCGGAACAGCGTGCCGTAAACATGGACCGGATCGAACGCCTTGCATGGCTGGTAACGCTGGGCAGGACCGAGGGCGGGGCATGGGACTGGGAAAGCATGGAATGGGTGAGGCCGGACGATGAGTGAGTTCACGCTTCTAGGCTTTGTCGAACACTTGGCGGTCATGGCCGCCGAGGTGGTCATTGCCGAACATCACGCATTGGAACGCGCGGCCAAGGTGGTTGAAAAAGAGGCGAAGGATTCAATCGGCCACTATCAGTCGCAGTCAGGCCCGTTTGTGGCATGGGCGGAACTGGCCGACAGCACCAAGGCAGACCGGGCGCGCAAGGGCTATGCCGAGGATGAACCGGAACTGCGCGACGGCACCTTGCGCGACAGCATCGAACACAATGTCGGCGGCCACGACGCGCATATCGGATCGAACAACCCGATTATGGTGTTTCAGGAACTGGGCACGGCCAAGATGCCGCCACGTTCGATCCTTGGCGGCGCCGCCGCGCGCAAGGAAAAGGAGGTTGTCGAGATTTT